GTCCCTTCACTCTTTCACCCTGACGAAGACCGTAGCTTGACCGGAAACGTATCGGTCACGCCGCATGACCTCTCCGCCATTGGATTGATTGGAGGCGCTGGTGTTGCCCTCGATGCACTTGAACTGGTTGCTGTTCACCCACTTCTCGAAGATACCGATATGGTCATATTCCCCGTTGCGATCCCAGTCGAAGCAGACGAGATCGCCCGGCTGAGGATCGCTCGTGATGCTCAGACCCCGGTAGCCCATACGCGCGTCGTAGACGATATACGGTACATATGCGTAGTACTGACCTTTCACGAATGACTTGGTCGGAGCCTCACCGGTCTGATCGCACCAGGTACAGAACATCGCACACCATGGCCCGATCATGTTGTACCACTGGCTGTACTTCACCTGGTTGGAGTTTGCCGGCGACTCCTTGACCCCGATCTCCGCAACCGCTTTCTTCAGGCGAGCCTGCGCAGCCTGGGGTTTTACGGCTGGGGGTGGCTGCGCAGGCTCCTTCCCCTTGAACTGATCCCACGCGGCATTGATGAGCTCCACGGAACGGGCGTCCATGGCTGGCTCTCCGGCGTGAGGCAGTCCTTCGGGGATCCTGATGGAGCGCAGCGTGTTGAACGTCTTCTCGCCGACCCAACCCGTGTCGTCCATGTTCTGCTGGCGCTGGATCCCGGCGATGCCGGTGTCAACGACGTTGCCGCTCTTGCCGTGACTGAAGAGATTGCTGAAGTCCTGGTCGAATGGCTGCCACAGCCAACGACCGGCACGGCTGACCGTGCGCTTGTAGGCCTCGACGTCGGGGCCATCCACGCTGGGCTTCTTGCCCTGCTTGTTGGCATCGGGTGGGTACAGAGGACGCGGGAAGCCTCTGACCGCTACCATGGGCCCACCCGGATATCCCTTTGTCCACCAGTCGGCCATGACTATGCCCGAGGCACCTTCCTGGCCTTGCCAACCTTCCTGATCGGCTGAGCCTTGATGGGCTTCGGCACCTTCGCCATGGGCTGGTACGATCCCTTACCGCCCTTCGGTGATGCTAGTCCCATGATCCCTCCTCACATCTTCTTGTGCAACAGATCACCCGTGATCGTTGCGGTTGACGAGACAGCGTTCATGTCGAGAACGGTGACAGCGCTGACCGTGGACAGGATGGCTGCATCAGCGTGGTCAGGAGAAGGTAGGCCACGCTCACGCATGTCCTCTTTCGTTTCCACGAAGATTCGGCCAGCGCTGTCAACGCTCCATTTGACCGACCCTAGCTGGGCGGCCAAGGTCTCATCGGCCGGGTCCAGATCGATGAGACCAGCCTCCATGAGCTCGCGGAACGTCCACCAGACTTCTGAACGCCGATTCTTGAACTTGGCCGGATTGCTTGCTGCCTGGCTGCCCTGATGCGGGGCAACGTTGAGGCGCTGCTCTCTCAGCCGGTCGTACACGCCGGCACCTACCCCGATGATGTCAATCGTGGCTGGCGGCGTGTAGTTACCGTGTGACGTCATCCAGGTGCGGATCTTGCCCGCTGACGTCATGGTGTCGGTCTTGCTCCAGCGGTCGGTGAGTCGCACCACACCATCACGGTTGCGATAGATGACGGAATGGTCCACCCCGTAGCGCGCAATATCTACGCCATAGCGGCCCACGCCCAGACCGGGCAGGTCCTGGTTCCAACAGTACTGAATCAGCGCCGGAGAGATGAGGTACTCGTCGCTGACATCTGGGAACTCGCCATCCACCTTTGCCACCCACGTCGGTGAACCCTCGCCCCACTCCTGACGTGCGGTCTCCACCCAGATCTTGCTGACCAGGCTCTCCATCACCAGGTCGCCCATGTACTGCCCGCATACCGCGCAGTTGTGGTCGCCGGTGAAGTTGGGTGTATCCCAGACGCTGATCTGAATGACGTTCCAGCCCGAGCCAGGCTTACACACTTTGGCGAAGTGGCTGTTCGGGTCGTCTGGGTTACCCAGGGCAAGCACTCGCGCATTCTCGTTCGTCACCAGGGCGAGAACTGAGGTCCATAGCGACAGCGGAATGCCGCAGGCCTCGTCTAGCACTGCCAAGAAGTAACGCGAGTGAATGCCCTGGAACGTGTCCTCATCGTAGTCAGCAGGCTTTCGACCCATGGCGATCAGTTCCTCACTCTGATCAGCACGCTTGGTGCCCACATCACCCATATGCCACTGACAGTCGAGCGTGATCCGTCCCCTTAGATCACCCTCTCGATGACGACGACGTATCTCACGCCACAGGATCGCCTGAACCTGCGGCCATGACGGAGCCGTGGTAACGGCAAACGCAGAGCCGAGTTGGTGCACGTCCATGTACCACCCGATCACGCCGCTGCCCGTGAAGGACTTGCCTGGGCCATGGCACGACTTCACCGCAGTCATGCGGTTGTCCCTGACTGACTCCAGGATCTCAACCTGCTTGCTCCACAGATGGTGGCCCAGTTTGTCATGGAACCAACCAACAGGATCCGCTATCCACGGATCCTCGGGAGGGTACAGCCTGTCGATTGCCAGCGAGCCCACGCCGGCAGGCAACTTGGCTACGGGAGATAGATCTGAAGTAGCAGATCGTCTGGACAACCGCGCTCCTTGGCAGCGATCATTTGGTGGAGGTCTTCAGTCGTTTCAGCAAGAGGTAACGCCGTGCCGTACTGGACCCGAGCTTCGAGCAGCTGCCTGAGTCGCCACTGGGTGACGAGATCAATGACGTCGTCATGGGACTCAACCTGTTTCACTCCTACCAGCCTCCAGCGCGAGCCGCGCATGGCTCGCGTGCCCAGCGTCAGGCATGCCACCGTCGATGGCAATCAGATGCTTGCGCACGATCACGGGTGCTTTGGCCCGCTGCTCCGGCGTCAAATCCAGGTCACCGAGTATGCCCTGAATGAGCCGCGCCAGCAGGTCGGCGTAGGTCTCCGCCATCTTGACAGCGCGCTCTGCGATACCAAGGCTGATCGCTTGCGCAGAGTAGCGGGCCAAACTGTCTGCGCGCTTCTGCCGCTCACGGGCATACAGGTGGAACTGTCTACCCGCAATGGTGTCCTCCACCCAGTCCTTCTCCTGCAGGCCAGCCATCTGGTCGGACAGCCACTTGATCTCGCCAGCCGTGACCTTGATCATCCACATCAACGCGTCCATGGCGTTGATCTCCATCGGCGTGCCGAAGAACACCTTGGCCTCCTGCGTCAGCGCGTGCTTGGTATGGTTCGGCAGTTTGCCACCGTGGTACTTGCACGCTCCGATGCCCAGATGATTGGTGCCCCAGCCTGCGGCGAGGAGGCAGGTCCCACCCTCGCGCTTCTTGGCGCCACAGAACTGACCGCCCACAGCCTTGCGAGTCCTGTTCGTACCAAGGACTGGCTTCTTGCCCTTTGGCGGCTTCTGCGTCGCGCCGGGAAGCTTGAAGCCACCCTTTGAGGCAGCCTGGGTGGTGGCGCTGCGCCGACCTCGCTTCTTGCGCTCCTCAGGACTCACCAGCGCTCCGGCCAACGCGAGATGAACGTGATCGGCTCGCCATTGCGGCGAACTGAAAGCGGATCTACGGTTGTACCGGCATCAGCGCCGCTGTCCCACTCAAAGGACCCGTCATGACCATACGCATTTGGCTCTTGACCTGCTCCGAGTGCGATGGGCACCCAGGTCTGCGGAAGGCAGTCTGGGTAGGCATCGTTCCTCGGGAAGTTGGACGGCATGACTGGGTGGGTACGCTACCTGAACCTGCAGGAGCGTGGCGGATTTGGTCGCCTGCGCCGCGAGCACGCGCGCGCGCGAGCGTACGAGCGCGCGGGCGCAGGAGAGCGCGCGCATGCACGCGCGATCGGGAGGATCAGCGACCGTTGGTCCCGTGCTGCTTTATGTACCGGGCCACAAAGGTTGCGATATGGGCCCATGCCGAACGCTCATGCTCACGACCGCGCACCCAGATGCCAAACTCCTTCATTCGGTCGTTTGTGCAGTAGCCTTTGGCCTCACCAGCGGTCTGCAGGATCATGTCGGGCATATGAGTGGCAAACGCACCTCGCTTGTGCTTCGACCACTCATCCTTTGTGCCCATCCTGTAACCCTCGACTCCCCAGATGATCTGCGTACTGATCTCAGAGGACTCGCCGCCGTAGATCGTCCCAGGCTTGTAGATGAAGTCCTCCATCACAAACCAGACGTTCTCAGGCGGCAGCTGCTTCACGAACACGCACTCACGGTAGAAGCCTTGCCACAGCTTCACGATCTGCCGTATCTGGGAGCGTGCGTCTCCGTCGATGGTCGTGCTACCGTCGCACATCTTGGACTTCAGTGCCTCGGCTGCTCCCCCTTTGGCGTGCGGGTTGAACACACCCCAGGCAATGCCTGTGTGGCCGCCAGGGTCGCAGCCGAAGACACCGATGTTCATCTGCGCTTGCGCCTCCCACCGGTCTTGCGCCACTTCCGTGCGTTGAGCGCGAAGGTGGCTTTCTTGCGCATGGCCGGTGACTTGGACCTCTTCATCCGACGCAAGGTGCTGACGGGGATCTTCTTGCCCTTCTTCGTGCCGGTGGCACGCCGCAAGGATCCCTGTCTGCTCTTCTTGATCTTGATTGGCTTGCGCCGCCGAGCAGCCATGACCGTCAGCGGTAGATCTGTTCCAGTCCCTGAGCACGAGGAGTGTTGGCATCCTGACCCTGCTCCTGCATGGTCTCGGGCACCCACGCACCTCTTGTCGGGACCGGAGCGAACGCGACGCGGTTCAGCTGCGCAGCATTCACGCGAGGGACGGTTGAGCCGCCACTCGCCTTGCGGTAGCCACCAGAGCCGGTGAGCTTGAACATCAGCGGCCCCCTGGCTTTGTGGTATAGTGGCCCCAGCCGGTGCGGACCACCCTGACGTTACGAGACATGCCTGTCTCCTTCCACTAGTGTGCCGGAAGCCTAGCGGATCTTCTTGACCGGCGGTACACCCGTCGGCGGTGGGATCGGCGGTGGCTTGGGTGTCTTGCGGAACCGCTCTCTGATGAGCATCCATGCCAATGTGTAGAACCGCTTCTCGAATGGATGCGGTGGCTGACTGGTGTTAGGATGGGGCATCGTTTTCCTTCATGACCGTCTCGAGAGCATACGGCTCCTCACCCTCGACCTCCATGACGATCGCGTAGTCCTCGTCAGTCTCGAAGATGCGCAGCGTCATGTTGTGCGGCAGCTTGACCTCGAGACTTTCCACCATGTGGTACACGAGATCTGGTACACCTGCCGTTCGAGCGGAAGCCTCGGCAGCCGCATCTGCGGTGGCCAATGCAAGCTGCTGTGGGTCCACTGCTCGTGGGTCTACACCTGGTGGCAGGTTGTGGTAGTTGAGCTTGACCTTGAAGCTCATGCGTCTCCTCCCTGTCTTTCGTACTCGTGCTTCCAAAGAGTCTTGTAGCAATCCTTCAGCTTCGCATACTCGGCGACCGGTCCCAGCCAGATCTTGAACTCACCGGCCCAGTCGGCGAGCGGAAAGTGCCGTGGCGGCTTCTTGCGCATGACAGGACCATCGGGATACTGCTGCTTGTCAAACTCCGCGAACAGCCAGTACTCCGCGACGTGGCGCGGAATCGCGTTCACGTGTAGGCAGTTCTGGCACCACGCCACGCTCATCGGAGCCGCCGGCACTGCTGCTACGCCAACGTACACCGCACCCTTGCTCTCGCCGTGGCAGACGTCGCAGATGTTCGGTGGTGGCGGAGGCAAGGTACGGGTCATGGGCGACCCTTACCGTACTGCTCCTTCATGACCCAGCCGATGATGAACGTCGTGAGGATCAACTCAAACAGAGCCTCACCGCCGTCACCGCCGGCATGCTCGATGCGCGCAATCTGCATCGTGGTGGCCGCGAGCAGGCCAACGTAAAACGCTCGCATGCTTTCGTAGTCGAACCCGCGCTTCTCAAACCACCCACCGATGCCTTGCTCGTCATCGTGAATGCACTCGCGGGTCTCGAACAGCAGCCGCTCGATGTCCCTCAGCGTGATGGGCAGTGGCTCACCACTGTGTGACTCACTCATCGCAGCACCTCCGTCAGAAATCGGATGACCTCTGCCTCGATGCGCGGGTCGGCGTTTCCGGCAACGTTCAGGGTCCTGATCTGATGCTTCTCGATCCAGTTCCTTACGGAACTGGGCTGCACACGGATCCTGAAAACTGGATCAGTGGCTGGTGGATGTGGCTCGTACTCGTGAATGCGAATGTCGATGTACGGCTTCTTGTACATCAAGATGTACTTGAGCGTGCACTTCTCGCCCGGCGTCTTGAAAGATGTGGCAAGCCGGATCGTCCCATCGCTGTTCGCGACGTTGGCCTGTGTGCGCGGCGGATAGTCCTTGCTGCCGTGTTCTTCCACCTTGTACCGCTTCGCATACTCAGGCTTGCTGCCACTGCGCGTGCGGTATCCAGCTGGCATGTGCCCGCCGGTGGGAATGTTGAGAAGTCTCGCGGTCATGAGACCTGCCAGATCCGCTCCGTCTTGACCGCCGGAGATTACTTTGCTGACTGTTGCCATTGTGCCTTTCTGGTGGTAGTGTCGGTGAAGCTGAACCGGGCGAGATGCGAGATCTTCCTCGGGGACACTACCAGGACCCTTGGTTGATCCCGCACCCGCCCGGTGGCCTTGACGAAATCGGCGGATCCCGTTTCGGCGACTAGAAGTCTACCGGATTTTTCTGTGGGACGCTAGGCGGATTTTATGACGAGGATTTTCTGCTACTACCTGGGGTCGCGCCGGTGGGCGGCGAGTCTAAGGCGGTGGAGCCTCCCGATCGCGCATGCACGCGCTCGCGTTGCATTTGGTGGAATCGGAACTTTTCGTAGTGCCAAACCTTTGTTCGAGCGCGATCTCGCGTGCACGCGCGATCGAGAGGGTCGGCCGCAGTTAGCGATCTCGTTCTACGGGAATCGTTTGGTTTTTGTGTAGTGGAGCATAACTTTACTATTCGTAGAAATGTAGTGCCATGGGATCGTTTTACCATGGTCTTCAAACTCGTATCACTTCTAAAGCGTAAAATCAGCGATTTTTCGCCATGTTCTGAGTTTATTTCGGTCGACTTAGGATTAGAGTCTCTTTGCAGGGTGAAAACTCAGAGATTTCGGACTTTTTCTGACGAAATGTTCGTGAAATCTTTGTGTGTATGCTACTGATTTGACATATGGCATTTTTGGCATGCATTTTGGGTTCGTGGCACCCGCACTTTCGGATTCCCCATGAATTAGTATTTGACGAATTGGCTTGACATTACCACATGTCAGACCAATTGTCCGACTGGGGATTTGCGGACCTTTTCGCCCAGAAAGTCCGATTTACCAGGGAAAACTCAGAGCCACAATCTCTGGGATTTGGGGATTACAGGCCCGCGTTTATCACTTTGAGACTTTACGAAGTCCTTACTTCTTCTTTAGGACGTCCTTACTTCTGGGGCGTACCCTTCTAGTAGTAGGAAGTTAGCTAGTAGCTACCTACTAGGCGGATCCTAGGTTTAGGCAAGGTCCTTTGGCCTTCCGACCGTTCCTAGGGCCATCGCGCCGGGGCTACGGGGGAGATCCGTAGCGCGCGGGGGAGCCGGGCGTATCCGAGCTACCGGGCTAAGCTAGCCGGTCGGGTAAGGCCACCTCCCAGAGTCCAAGCCTTTAGCGGGCGAGGTCGCAGGTAGCGGGTAGCGACCGGGGCGAACGCGCAAGAAGAGATAACCTCCCTCCCTACGGTTAGCGGCGGCGGCCTGAGAAATCGGGCCGCGCGCCGGTGATCGCAGAACGCGTCACCATGACGCTACCTTAGGAGGTAAGCAAAATGACGGTTGAGACCACGATCAACGGTGGCACCATCGAGCTGAAGCTCGGTTCGAAGGTCAACAAGATCCAGGCCGACGAGGCCACTGAGATCATCGTCGCGCTGCTCGCGGCTCGCAAGGAGGCCTATGGCAACCTGCGGACGGTCCGCGAGGCGGCGGCGGCGGAGGCCAAGCTGGAGCGCGACGCTGCCAAGCTGGCCAAGCTGCAGGAGCGGAAGGCGGCGCTGGAAGCGCAGCTGGCCGCCCTGGCAGCGTAGGGGCAAGCGCGGGACGTAGCGGGTAGGGGCAGGTCGCCAGATCTGCCCTATCCCGGTGCACCTCGCACCAAGGTAACCACCAGGGAGGTAAGATCAATGGGACGTGTAAGCCGCAAGGTGAACGCGCAACAGATCCAGGCAGGTCGCGTACGCAAGCCCAGAACGCAGAATGGGAAAGCGTACGAAGCCCACCAGCCGAACAACGGTAAGCGCAGCAGGTCGGCTTTCAAGAAGCCCACCGGCGCTGATCAGATCAAGGCGATCCAGGAGATCCTGAAACTGAGGGATCGTAACGTTGAGATCATCGCCGCGATCAACAGCCTGCGCGCCGAGTACGAGAAGAACGAGCGCAGGACCGCAAGGCTCGCCAGCAGGTACCCCATCAAGCTGGAAGCAACCGAAGAGTGACATAGTGGGAGGGTCAGGGTAACACCTGACCTATCCCAGTGTGCCATACGGTACGCTGTAACCAGGGAGGTCAGTGTGAACCCCAGTACGCAGTTCATCTGGGCGTGGATCCTGACGGTGGGCCCGATCGTAGGCTGCATCTGCCTATGGGTCTACATGCAGCGCAGGTGACATAGCGGGAGCTTACCCCAAACGGGTAAGCTTCTCGGTGTGCCATAAAGGCGCATCTAACCAGGGAGGTAAGAATGGCAAAACCCACGTTCGAGGAACTCTGCCAAGAGTTGCTCGACCAGGGCGTGCCCGTAACCGCGACTGAGTTCGCAAAGCGCGGGTGGCCCTACGTGAACCCAGCCTGTAACCGTCGGTACCACATTGACGGCAGGCCGCCATGTCCGGTGCCCGGTAGCGGGACCACGTGGACGTCTGGCAGAATAACCGCCAAGCGTCGCGACTTCCTGCTGACACACGGCTTCATGCAGGTCAACGTGCCATACGACTACAAGTCGTTCGTTGATCCGCCTGATGCCGAACCTCGCACCGGCTATCGCACGGTGTACCTCAAGGTGAAGCGATGACACGCAAGCACGTGGAATCAATTCACGTACCACTTGACACCGCCGACGACTACGTGTACGTCTTCCGATCTGACGGTGAGATGTTCATGACCGTCACGATCCGGTTCGACGAAACACGTCCGGACGTGCAGTGCACCGTCAGCACCTGCCCGCTTGACGGCTCGGCAGGTAAGGACTTCGACTTCGAAGTCAACGTCGTCTAGCAGCAGCGATGTTGCGAATCTGCCCTACCGGGGCAGGTTCGGAGCATACGCTCCAGCAAGCAAACCAGGGAGGTAAGAATGGTCACAGTCATCAGGACCGATTCAGGGAACTACAACCTGTTCGGTACCGAGGACGGTGCGTTCATCCTGCAGGGCAACCTGACGCTGGCACAGCTGAAGGAGCTCAAGAAGGAGGTCGACTCTGCCATCAAGACGTCGAGCCTGCCGAAGTGGATGGACGACAACACCAAGCACAGCCGCAAGGCATGAGCACCGTTCACGTGCGTGGGCTGCGCGGTAAGTACAGCCCCATGAACACGATCACGGAAGAGCACAAGGACTTCCTGATCGCATGCGTGAACGAGGCCAAGTTCACAGCGGACTTCGAGGTCACGATCAGGTACAGCGTGTACATCGGTCCGAACTGTGCTGCCGAGCGTGACGGCATCACGGTGACACAGGACGGTCGCATCTACGCGATCGTGTTCCCTGACGGTCATCGCGAGTGACATAGCAGGAGCTTACCCGAGCAATCGGGTAGGCTTCCTGGTGTGCCAATCGGTTCACCAACAAATAACCAGGGAGGTTGATGTGGAGAAACACATCAAGATCGAGTTCAACTACGACAAGATCGTGCTCGATCTGAGTCCTCTGCCGAAGCTGAGCATCCCGCTCGAAGACGAGTGGGAGGCACTTCAGCAGGAGGAGGGTCGCCTGTATCGCAACACCGGCGCACCCACCTACGGCTGGACGGACGTGATCGAGCGCGAGGACAGCTGGTTCATCAAGGAACTCTGGGACCAGTGCGCGTCGTACATCGAGAACAGCGAGCCTGACTGGGCCACGCTGACTCGGCACGTCAAGTGTCAGATGATCGCACGCCGCGTCGCGCGCATCAACGCGATGATGGTGTACGGTCCCGAGTACCTGCTCATCTGATGCCGGCGTCGAAGGAGATCCAGCAGATCGTGGTGCTGATGAGGGCTCTGTCACCCACCAAGGGTTACGAGATCTTCGATCCGTACCACGGCAGGCCACTGAAGATCGTGAAGTACAGGTGGCAGGCACGACTGATCTGCTGGTTCATCAGATCGCTGGACTACTGGCCTCAAGACGAGGTCTAGCCTAGCGGGAGTCTACCGGAAGCGGTAGACTTCCCGGTGTGCTAGACACGCCACGTAAGACACTACCAAGCAAACCAGGGAGGAAATCGTGACTGAGAAACAGCACGAGGACATCCTGCGGAAAGTACGCGGTCTGATCGCCAAGGCGAACAGCACCGAGTACCCTGCCGAGAAGGAGTCGTTCCTTCGCGCGGCCGACAATCTGATGGAGAAGTATGCCATCGACCAGGCCATGCTGATGCTGAACGTCGACAAGAACGCTCGGTTGGTCGTCCGCAGGGACATCGACATCTCGTGGTGGTCGCAGTTGCGCGACGGCGTCCACATCGATGCGAGAAACAACATCGCGTGGCTGTGGGACGCGTGCGTGAACTTCTGCCGCTGCTACAGCACGTTCGCCACTTGGGACTACACCAAGAAGACGGCTGCTGTGTACGGCATGGAGAGCGACCTCTCGTACATGGACATGCTGTTCACCGATCTGCTCCTGCAGATGGTCGAGCACATCAAGCCTGTGTACGACCCCAGCCTCTCGCTGGGCCACAACATCATGCGGGCGAAGGAAGCCGGCATGAAGTACAAGGATGTCGCAGTCTGGTGTGGCCATCCCGAGTGGAGCACGACCGACGTGTACGGCAAGGTCAGCAACAACGGGATCATGCTCCGAGAGTACAAGAAGTACCTCAAGAGCATCGGCAAGACCACACGCGACGTCGTCGCTGTGCATCCCGACGAGTGGCAGATCAGCTACGTCGAGGGATTCACGTCGATGATCCGTCGTCGGCTGCACGACCTGACCGCCATGCGGTCTGGCGGCACCGGCGAGGAGAACAGCACGGCTCTGGTCATCCGGGACATCCGCGATCAGGCGCGCGACGCGCTCTGGGCAGACTTCCCAGACCTGAAGCCGCACGAGCCGGACTGCAAGTGCAAGCAGTGCACCGAGAAGCGGAAGCCTGTCAAGTACCGCGAGGGTCGCAGGACGAACTATGCTGCCTACGGCTCGGGACAGGACAAGGGTCGCGACGCTCGCATCGTGAGCAACGACCCGAAGCTGCGCACGCCAGGCAAGCTCAACTCGTGATCTGCAGCTGTGCCCTGCTGGGGCACGGCTGGAGCTCATGCTCCGTACCACCATACAAGCAACCAGGGAGGTCACATGCGTGGATATGACGCATGGGTCACTCGCGAGCCTGACTGGCGTCTGCCAGACGAGCCGTGGCAGTATCTGCTACATTGCTCGTTCTGCGGATGCTGGGTCAGCATGAAACCCGAGAACATGGTGGAACAGATCACGCACACGAAGAAGGATGTGTGCTACGGATCTGGTCCACAAGTCGAGGACTTCATGATGCAACACGACGAGTGTCCGCACCCGTCAGACTTCAAGCACGGAAAGCACGAGGTCGACACCTACGGTGGCATGACCACGTACTTCCGCTGCAAGAACTGCGGCGGTGAAGCCGCGCTGAGCGAGTACTGATGTCAGATCTTCCGTTCGAAGACGACACCAGAAACCCGTTCATGCCCGGCGACGATCTGCCGAAGCCTGAACAGGGTGACATCATGTACCTCAGGAAGATGGGCACAACCGAGGACATGCCGAACAAGCTCATCGTCACGATTACCCGAGACAACCTCGGTGAGTCGTGGGACCCGATGGGTGAGGATGCTTGGGGCCAGCAAGACATGAATGACATCGCTGGCTTCAAGGGTCACTGGTATGCCTACGGCATGTCCGATGACTCCAAGTATGAGGACGAATACCTTGTCGCCTCGTATGAGGTCGAACGCATCGAGAAGCATGGCTAGGATCTCGTACAGCCTGTCATTGTCTGACGACGGCCACGTGATCGTGAAGGTGACAAAGAAAGCACCCGATCACGTGTACGTCCCGGGCAAGACAAGGGCACAGCTGACAAAGGACGTGCTGTTCTTCCTTCGCGTCAGCGAAGTGCCCATCAACAAGGATCGTCTCCAAGGTGAGCTAGACGAGATGATCTGGCAACACGTACCAAAGCGTGACTGGTACTGAGCAGCAGCGGCTCACCCTCCGGGGTGGGCGCGCTGGTACTCAGCCGAGTACCGCAACAGCTACCAGGGAGGTTTGGTCTATGACCAAGACACTCGCTGTGCCTACGGTTGCGAAGATGCTGAAGGGCATCGTCACACCCGATGGGTTCACGCGCGAGGTCTACACCGAGCCGAAGACACAATGGCATCCTGCCACGAAGTGTCTGAAGCTCGTGGGGCCTGGCGTCGAGATCCTCATCGTGTTCGACGGTGTATCTGACAGCTACTCGCTCGCCAGTGGGCACGTCAGCTTCGATTCGCCAGCGGGTCGTCGCTCATTCGACAGGTACGGTGTGGAAGACTCCTTCTACATCGAGAACCCTGCCAGATGGGGCGGCGAGATCCCGCTGCACGAGCACGACCGCGTCTACCACAACGGTGGCTTCGGCACGGTCGAATCCTCAGCCGGTTGGAAAGGCTGGGGAGAGGCTCGCACGTTCGTCGACGAGTTCGTCATCAAGTGGGACGACTCGAGAAGCGGCACGGTGAAGTACACCAAGCGGCGTCTCAAGAGCCACGGCATCGTCAGGGCCGACGAGATCGAGCAGACCAACGCGAAGATCAAGCGGTTCATCGAGGTCAAGATCCCGGAGGCAATCGAGCGCATCTCGCGCTCTGAGCAGGTTCCGGGTCTGCCGTTCATGGTCACGCCTGAGCGCAAGGAAGAGATCGTCAAGACGCTCAGCGGCCATCGGCGGTTCACATGGACGCCGAGTGGATTCGGGACTGGCTACGTCATCCAGATGAACTACGGAGAGCGTGGCTGGAAGCGTGTCCCTGCCGAGACCGAGAAGTTCTTCGGACTCAAGCCCCTGTTCTTCAGCACGTTCGACGCCGACTGATGTTCAGCGTCGGCGACCGGGTGGAGTTGGTGTTCACGAGCGACACGTACACCAGCCTCAAGCCCGGAGACAAGGGCACGATCACGCTCATCGACTCGCTTGGCACGATCCACGTCAAGTGGGACAACGGTTCGAGCCTGGGTATCATCCCCGGCGAGGACACGATCCGACGGATCTGATCAGCGGCTGCCCACCAGAGATGGTGGGCTGGCCGGTGCTCAGCCGAGTACCAGTAGCAACCAGGGAGGTGAAAATGCCAAAGCACAAGGCGAACCAGATCAACACGTTGTTCCGGTTCATCGTCGAAGGGACGATGGAGTTCCCGTTCGACATGCTTCGCTACGACCGCTGTTGGCCGACCTACGAGACCGAGATTGTCAACATCGCTCCGTTCAGTCGGGAACGACAGCGCGAGCAGCGCAGCATCAGCATGACGGGACTACAGGAGCCCACCGATGCACGGTGGACTTCCTTCGGTTGGCGCGTGCGCGATGTGCAGGTCATGAGGCAGGGCTAACATGGCCTGGCTCAAGGCATGGCAGGACGAGCGTCCAGGTTGGACGCGTCGGGTTCGGTGGTATCCGCAAAAGAGCGGACAGGTAAGGCTGCAGTTCGAAGAGCGGGTACCAGGCGAGACTGTGCGGGACAAGCACAGCCTCTTCGCCGATCCGGAAAACGCCCAGCTGCTGTGGGACGAATACGTCAACACCGGCATCACAGGCCGCAGCCTTTTCTTCCGCGTTCAAGAAGAAGAGGAGATGAACTATGGCGAAGAGTGACAAGGTGCTCACCCCGCAGCAGACCATCGTCAACGCCTGGCGGACAGGCAAGAAGCAGGTTGTCGTAGACGACCGGCTCTTCAGCCTGACGCTTCAGGTGCACCACCCGATCGTGCACAAGAAGGACGGCACGCATGTCAAGGTGAAGGAGCAGTGGATCATCGCTGTTCCTGCCGACGGCAGCCGTCTACCGCTGTACAGTGTCGGGTACAACAACAAGCTGCGAAGTAGCGTATGACGCAGCAGGAGCCGCTCGCTGAGCGGCATCCTGGTACGTCAGGCGACGTACTATAACCAGGGAGGTGAAACATGGACAAGACCATCGTGATCGACACACCGGATGGCATTGCGGCTTTCCACATGCTCGCGCAATTGAGCGCATGTCGGCTTCAGCTGAAGGGTCTGCAACACAGCAGCGGTCGCAGCGTCATCGCCCACGTGAAGCGGACATACGGCTTCAAGGGCAACAATGAGAGCGTCGTCGCTCAGTTCGAGCAGATGCTCAAGGACAACGGGGTGCTCCGTGAGAAGGCATAACGAGTTCATCATCGAGCACCCCAGGCGTGGCACACTTCGCTCGTTGGAGCACGACTTCAACGGCGACGTCAAGGCACGCTTCTCCACGTCTGGCATGCGGGACGATCCCGAGAAGACAGCGATCTTCCCAACGGCGAGTGATGCATGGCTCGCCCTGCGGCAGATCCCAACGCCGACTCGGCACGAGTGCAAGATCCTCGTGTACATTCCCGAGGACGTGTCGTACTACAAGCTCGAGAAGACCTGAGCCTGCGGGTGGCGCTAGGGGACTAGCGCCGACCCGGAGTTTCAGGTAAACTCCACTCCAGCTACCAGGGAGGCTATATGACCGTACAACGAGACACGGTTCCAGCGTGGGCTCAAGATGCGCAGACCACTACCGGCGAGCGCAGGGCGAGCCAGAAACAGCTGAACTACATCCGTGATCTCAGCCAGAAGAAGGACCTGGCGTCACTCAGTCAAGAGCAACGGGACGCACTCGTGCAACCCGATGAGTTCTGGCAGGAGGACACGACCAGGCTCTCCTTCGAGAAGGCACGCAGGATGCTTGACCTGATGATCCCGTTGCCGAACAGGCCACGGGAAACGGTCATCAGCGATGGCGTAGAGACCAGCACGGCTCTCTCCGGATTGCCGCCGGGTCGCTACGCTCTGCCCAAAGCCGGTACGGAGCTTGAAGACAATGAGCTCCGCTTCTACCAGTGCTGGGAAAGTCGTGACAAGGCTGCCAAGCGCATCTACGTCATGTTCGGACCCAGCGAGGCGAAGCTGCCGATCGACGCGCAGATCAAGATCGCGAAGATGATCGTCAAGTCAGGCATCCGAGAGTGTGCGATCCGCTACGGTATGGAGATCGGTTCGTGCTCCAACTGTGGTCGGCGTCTGACGAACCGCATCAGTCGTGAGCTCGGCATCGGCCCCATCTGTGGTGGCCGCATGTTCGGCGGCGACGAGTGGTCGTCGGAAGTCAAGTCCAAGCGTCAGGAGATCCTGGCGCGCGGTGAAGACCCAGACGAGGAGTTCAACGATGAGTGACATCATCGGTATCCGGTACATCGTCGTAGCGGTTGGTGGCCCGAAGGATCCGGCCACCGAGGAAGACGTTGAGGTCTGCAAGAAGATGATGGAGGACAAGCTACCGTTCACCGTCACCGTCCTCAGCGAGCGTGTCAGCAACAGGCTGACGTGGGCCCTGATCGATGAAGGTGCCATGTCATCCTGAGGCTGTAGCAGCCGTTCGGCGGCTGCTAAGTGCGCTCTGGGTGGTCCTCCCTGGGCCCATAGAGCGCACTTAGGAGCCGCTGAAATCAGTTGCTCTAGGGACTAGCCAACGGCTGTCCCTTCAGGTATCATTCTCTGGTACCTGATTCACCGAGTAAGACACTACCACCGAAGGGAGCGAGAAATGCCACGTGAAGGAAGAGAGGCCACCAAGGCCCAGTTCGACAAGCTCGTGACTCTGCTCAAGAAGTCGCCCGGTAACTCCGAGCGCTGGTACTCCGAGCAGGCCAACATCGACATGGGCATCATCGGCAAGACGCTTTGGCGTGCCGAGGTGGTCGCCGACCCCAGCCTGAAGATCGCGGCAACGCCCAAGGCGATCTACAACGCCGCACAGAAGGGCAACCTCCGCTGGCCGCGGATCGCCGCATACGCGGGGATCTCGGTCGGCGAGGCCAGGCGGCTGTACGAGCAGGCCGGCAACGGTGCTGCCCCCAGCAACCTGACCGCTCGCGGTCGGCAGTTCGACGGTGTCACCACGGTCAAGAAGACGGGTGGCTCCGGTCGGCGCGGCGCTGCGTCTGCCAAGGCGCAGCCGTCGGGCACCAGCGGTCGTCGTGGGGCTGCCTCCACCAAGGCGCAGCCCAGCGCGACCACCGGTCGCAGGGCAGCCGGTCGGCGGGGCACGCGCGCAGGCGCAAGCCCCAAGTAAGACAGGCGGTTGAGGAAGTCCTCGAATCCGGCGACCCGCCAGACGTCACTCCATTGGAGCGGCTTCTGGTGGGGAGCCGGATCTGGGTCGAAGTCACCGAGACGACACGTACGACAAGTGACGGCATGACATACACGTTGCCAGCACACATCTACGACTGTCGTGTCATGGGCTTCAAACAGTTCCTGCCTGCGATGAAGCAGAAGGGTAGAGAGAAGCACTTGGTGCAACTCTACACGGACCCAGGCGGAATGAGGACGCTGTCTGTCGGTTCCCTCCGGCTACGCGACCCACGTCGCCGGAAGCAGGTATGAGCGCTGTGGCTGTGTCCCTCACGGGACACGGCCAGAGTGCTCTCGCACTCTAGCGACGATGGACGGACCATTACCCATCGTCGGACACTACTAATCCAGGGAGGAAAGTTGATAGCCGCAGTGCTTACGGGCTGGATCTTCCGGCCACAGCCGAGACGTCGGCCCAAATCAACCTGGGCAGAAGTACAGGCCGCACGCGACGAGATGAACAAGACGATCATCTCCGCGAGCGAGGATGGCGACCAGGACTGGTCCTGGGCTCTGAAGTACGCGATCGAGATCCATCGCGAGACAATGCTGCAAGCAAGATAGTAGCGGCTGCCTCATACTGCGGTGTGAGGCGGGCCGGTGCCATCTGGCACTTAGGAAGGGAGGTTACATGGCAAGAACCAGGGAGGACGCGGAGTTTGTCTCCAAGTTGCCACCCTTCAAGACAAAACCCAGCACGGACTATCCGGGCTGGCTCATCGTGGAGTGTGGACGAGAAGACTGCTCCGGCGTCTTTCTTGTCCGCAAGAGCCACTGGACTCGTACGCTCGTACGCAACGGTACGACGATCACCGGTCGAAGCTGTCCCTACTGTTTTCGGGTCGGACGCCTGCCTTTCCGCAAGCGGAAGTCCGCGACTTAGGGTAGAATAGATCGGTGCTAGACACTACCACACGAGGAGTACCATGAACAAGGCATTTGCGGAAATGAGTGCCGCAGGTGACAAAATCGAGATCTACTTCAGATACGACCCTGACCTCGTGTCATGCATTAGGGAAGTGCCTGGAGCTCGATACGTTCCTCCGAATGAGGGTGGTCCCATGTGGACCGTTCCCCTCACACTCGACTCTGCGAGGATGCTGAACAAATGGATGGGACCTAGTCTCGTTCTCGGTAAGGCATTCAAGCAGTGGGGCAAGGAAGCGGTTGATCGGGAGCGCATGCTCCACGACCTATCCACCATCGATGATCTGCCGGTGGAGAAGCTGAAGATCTCCGAGACATTGCCCGATCTCGCTGAGTGGCTGCGTGGCTACCAGCGTGCGGATACACAGTTCCTCGCGGCTACGTCGGCTCTGAATCTGAACCAGCAGAGGCTGGGGAAGACACCAGAGACGATCGCAGCCGTCTTCGAGGCAGGACTGGGCGATGGCCCGCACCTCGTGTGCGCGCCGAAGACCAGCCTGAACACCGTTTGGCGATTCGAGATTGAACGCTGGACGGCGAAGCTGGAGAAGCCGCACGAGGTCATCACGTACTCCGGCGAGATGTCACAATCCACTCGGGCTGCTGCCATCGAAGAGTTCTGGAAGTGCGTCGATGAGGAGTGGCCGGTGTGGTTCGTGTGCACGTATCAGACCGTTCGCGACGGTGCAGAGCCGTTCATGGATCCGGCTGAGTTTCCGGATGGATGGGCGTCCTTCACCATCGATGAGTTCCACAAGAGCGGTCTGCCGCGTGCGTCGGGCAAGAAGGACCCCAAGAGCAACAGCAAGTTCGCGCTCGCTGTGAAGGAAGTCAACGCACAGCGACGCTACGCGCTGTCAGGTACACCGATGGGCGGCAAGCCCATCAAGCTCTGGGGTGCCCTCAACTTCATCTACCCCAGGCAGTACACGTCGAAGTGGCAATGGGCTAAGACGTGGTTGGATGTCAACAACAATGGCTATGGTAGCGACATCGGAACGATCCAGCGTGGTCGTGAGGATGAGTTCTACCGGGCCATGGCGCCATATGTGGTTCGCCGTCTCCGGTCTGAGGTACTGCCTCAGCTGCCGGCAGCACAGTGGATCGACGTGTGGTGTGACATGACTCCCAAGCAAGAGAAGCAGTACCGGGAGTTCGCTGCGAGAGCAGAGACAACCATCGAAGAGCTCCAGCTGAACGCCATCGGCATCTTGGCTGAGTATGCCCGGTTGAAGGTCTTCGCCGACGCATACGTCGAAGAGATGGAGGAACGGACAGTCACGTGTGGAACGTGCAAGGGTGCCGGGAAGATCGCGGACGAGCGTGATGACGTTACAGTCAGCACGACCTGTCCTCGGTGTCTCGGTACCGGGACACGCACCATCCAGCATCTCATCCCGTCCAACGAGTCCGGCAAGCTGCCGGCGCTGATCGAGCGTCTAGCAGAGCAGGGTATCGTTGGTAACGACAAGGATGACGATGCTGAGGGCGAGTCTCTAGCGATCGTCGCGTCGCAGTTCAAGGAAGTCGCGGACATGGTTCACGCCTATCTGAATCACATGGGGATCAAGGCAGTCAAGATCACCGGTGACACCAAGGACGAGGATCGTACCGTCAACCAGATGCTGTTCCGTCAGGACGGCAAGCGGATGGCGGATGATCCCCGCGTCATCGTGATGACCACGACTGCTGGTGGTGTTGCTATCACCCTCGACCTCGTTGAGAACGTTCACATCCTCGACGAAACGTGGGTACCGGACGACCAGGAACAGTTGGCCGACCGGGCAGTCAACACCAGCCGCATGCACCAGATCGGCGTGTACGTGTACCGCTCCAAGAACACGATCGAGCAACAGATCGCAGAGCTCAACATCGAGAAGGGCAAGATCAACCGGGACATCCTGGACCATCGTCGGCGTGGCTTTAGGGCCAACATCGTCGAGAGCCAGAAGAACGGTAAGTCATGACCATTCTCGGGAAGAAGGACAACATCAACGTCCTGGAGGTCTCCAGGGTGCTGATGCCTAACACCGCGTATGAGGCTGTGGTCATCGAGCTTTGGCTCGGTGACCGCAGCGATCTCGCCACGTCAGTTGATCGCTACATGCTGGTCTACGAGCCAGAGAAGATGGGCGAGCACCTGTACATCGAGAAGTCATACAGCAGCTGGGAACTGGCAACGTCTGAGAACGCTTCACAGTCGTGGCGTCGAGCCAGTCAGGTTCCAGGTGTGGCGGTTTGGACCCACATCGCTGAGGTCAAGACAGCGGACAGGGATGCGATGAATCACTCCTCAGCCGAGGAGAGCATGCTCAACAAGGAGTTCCGCCGGTACGGTTATGATGGCCGTCGGAACGAGGCGTTTGAGGCATTCCTGACCGCGATCGATACGCTCGCCGAGAACTATGAGGACGAGCAGGCATGGGCTGCCGTAGATGGCTTCAGAAGCATCTACGCAGAGCAACACGAGAAGTAGAACCGTACCGTAGTACAAGGAGGAACCATGGCTATTGCGGCCCTGAAGGTTCGCTGGCACCAGACGCCGGATTCGTCCAATGTAGCCGCCATCGGCCGGGACTCGAAGAAGCATGTCTTCGTCGAGTTCCGGTCCGGTGACATCTACATGTACGAGAACGTGTCATACCAGCGATGGACTGCCCTGCGAAGGGCGAAGAGCGTTGGTGGCTACATCAATCGGAGCATCATCCCGAACTACGTGGCCACCAAGGTCACATGAGTGCTCTTCAGACGTTGGTAGAGCTTCCGCTAGTGTTGTTCTTTCTACCATTCGTCCTGAAAGTGCTGAAAGTGCTGTTTGTAGGGCTGCCGGAAGACGTAGAGGCAGCTGAAGAAACGCCGTCGCAACCGATAAAACCAGCTGAAGACGACTGGTTCAGCTTCGATGAACGGTTGTTAGAAGCCTACGACCCCCGTGACGAGTGATCGTCGCGGGGGTCTTTTTTTTGTGGCTAAAACCATGACATCCCACAAAAATCGCTGTCACTACGAGGTCAAAGAGATCTCAGAAAAGTCGGAAATCCAGCTGAAACTATCCGACTCCAAAAATAAGGAATCCCGTCGACTCGCGCGAGCGCGCTACGCGAGGCCTATCTACTAACTGCGGTGCATCCTCTCGATCGCGCATGCACGCGCGAGCGAGGAACTTTCAAAGATTTCTCTGGAGTGAAAATGGGTCGCGAGCGTGCACGCGCGATCGAGAGGATTTTCACCCTAGCACCTGGCCTCGCGCTATACGCGCGAGTCAAGTCCTGACACACGACTAGTCCTATTTGCCACGTCTTTGGTGGGAGGTTATCTCTTCTTTGCGCGAATCCGTTATTCCTCAGAAAAAGGCCGTAAATAGCGGACTTTATCGGACTAGCGCGCCGGTCCCGGTTACGGTAGGCTTCCTAGTTCCGAGGTCGGCGGGTCGGCCTAGAACGCTACAAATCAGGGAGGACACTACCGGGTATGCCAAGAGGACGCAGCAGCAGAAGTGCGCGACAACAAAACTCGTTGCCGATGCTCCGCACAAGCGAGCGGACTACGCTCAAGAAGTGCGAGTGGCTGTGGGACCGCACCTACAATGACAAGCTCAAGCCTTTCACCGACGCGCCAGCCCTGCGCTTCGGCAGCCTCGTACACCGCGCGCTAGCTGCCTGGTACGTTCCCGGCGTGAAGCGTGGCGAGCATCCGGCCACCGCATTTGAGGCAGCCTACGAAGCCGACATGGCTGCGAACGAAGAGATCTTCGGTATGCGCGTCGGCAATGGCGATGTCGAGGAGAAGTGGGAGAATGCCCGTGAGCTAGGCATCGCCATGATGAACAACTACGTGGACGAGTACGGTGCCGACGACCGCTACGAAGTCCTCGCCACCGAGATGCCATTCAAGGTGCTTGTCACCCACGAGGTACGCGATCCCGACGCGGTAGGTGGTAGCCGGGTTGTGCCATGGTTCTACTACACCGGTGTGATCGACGGTCTCTGGCGCGACAGACGCGACAAGAAGATCTGGATCCCGGATCACAAGACGACCAGCGGTATCGGCGACAAGAACTGGTCGCACCTCGTGCTGGATGACCAAGCAGGCGCATACTGGTCATACGGCGTACAGTTCCTGCGGGACGCGGCGCGACTGGGGCCGCGACAGCGTCTCGCGGGAATGTTGTACAACATCATGCGTAAGGCCATGCCTGACGAGCGGCCTAGCCAGTTCGTCAAGGGCAAGCGGATGTATCTGAACAAGGACGGCAGCGTCAGCCAGAAGCAGCCGTCACCCTACTTCGCGCGGAAGCCCATCTTCAGGGATGAGTTCGACCGTAACGAGGTCATGCGTCGCGCGGAGATCGACTACCGCCGCATTGAGCTATTCCGATCGGGCGAACTGCCCCTGACGAAGAACCCAGGTATGTTCACCTGTCCGATGTGCGCTATGCGCGATGCCTGCGAGCTACACGAGACAGGCAACGACTGGCTCGCGTTCCTGAGCCAGACGACGCAAGCCTGGGATCCCTACAGCGAGCACGAAGTGTACGAAGGAAGGTGACATGGAAGAACATTACCGTATCATCAAGCCCGAAGAGCAGACGTCCGATGTTTGGCAGACGGTTGCGTTCAAGGTCTGTATGGACCTGGCCGTGGACATCAACGAGCTAACACCCGCCGAACTGATGGACAAGTACGAGGCACGCGATATCCGCGTCGCGACGCTGCGTAGGTCATTCAGCCCTCCGCCTCCATACATCAACGGAGGGACAACTAACGCAGTTCTCGCGCAGCGGTGTGCCGCGATGATCAAGGGCGCACTCGACAACGTGCGAGGAGATAGGTGATTTGACGTATGGGCTCTTGGATCAGCATTTCTATCTGCAGCGAATCGGACTACGGGACTCCTAATGCCACGTAGGGGTCAAAATCTCGTCCGAGCCTCGGGGCAGCAGGCGAACCTGTCGGTGGTACAGGCACCGTCATCGCCAAACCTGAACTTCACGCAGCTGGGCGAGTCCGAGTGGATCAGGATGCTGGTCTACGCGAGCCCAGGCAACGGCAAGACCAGCTTCATCGCGACCGGCGCTGCCGAGTACCCCACGCTGATAGTTCGCAGCAGCATGGACCTGATACCGGCACGCGCGCTAGCAAGCGGTGCGCACGAGATCGTAGCCGACACGCACGAGAAGATGTTGCAGATTCTCGAGTGGTGTCAGCATATCGATCCAATGCCCTACACGTGGATCTGGTGGGACTGCATCAGCATCGCGCAGGACGTACTGCTGGACGACGTGTGGGAAGCAGCGTGGCGGAACAAGCCTGGCCGTAACTGGGTGCTTGATCAGAGCGGTAGGCCAACGAGCAAGCCGAACATCTCACCCACAGGCGGCAAGGACAAGCCTGAGTACGGTACGAACGCTGACCGTATTCAGCAATGGGTGCGGCACATGATCGGGTGCCGGCGGTTCCATTTTGGGATCACCGCTCACCCGATGGAAGGACCGCACCCAACCAACGATGAGGGTGGTGACGTCCTGCGTCCATGGATCCAGGTGCGTCAGATGCCCGAGAAGATCTGCGGCTACATGAACATGGTCGGCTTCCTTGAAGTGGTTGATGAAGGCAAGAAAGAGATTCGTCGGATCCACTTCACCGAGTCCAGCCGGTACTACGCCAAGGATCACTTTGATGCGTTCCTACCGGATGGGTATGTAGACGATCCGACGATCCCGCAGATCATGCGGGCTGTAGAGGCAGCGCGCGGTGGCGCTGACATGCGCAATCGGCGTGGCGGTGCGACTGCTACACGACGAGGTAGAAGGGAGCAGTAGTGGCAAGGCTCATTGACTACGACGTCACCGGCGTCGAGGAATCCGGTGGCGGTACCGGCGTCAAAGTCCCAACGGGACTGCGCGTCGCCCGCATCGCGTTGTGCGAACAGCGCGAGGTGAAGGCAAACGGTCAGCCCGCAAACGACATCCGAGTCGGGCTGGACATGGGAGCCGAGTACGACTGGCTCTTCACGTACATCGGGCTGGGCCCGGAGTCCGACTGGAAGCTGGCCGAGTTCATCAGGGCATGCCAGCTGAAGGAGAAGGGCAAGCTCGATCCCACCAAGCAGGTCGGCAAGGTCATCCGTGTGAAGGTCAACCACGGGGAGTACAACGGCGAGTACGCGCCGGATGCCGGCAAGCTGATGCCGTCACAGGACGGCGACGAGGTCGGTGGGTTGTCACAGACGGCTGCCAGCAATGGCAGCAGCAACGCGATCGAGACAGACGACGAGGAAGCCGAGGACACCGGCTACCCCGACGGCTTTGTCCCTTCGCGCGAGGACGATCCGGAGGTCGGCAGCTACGACGACTGGGCCGACGAGGATCTGGAAGCAGAGGTCAACGATCGGGGTGCCACCATCCCCGGCGGTCGTGGCAACAAGCGCGACAAGCTCATCAAGGCGCTGCGTGAGGAAGACAACGCAGTGGCCGATGCCGCCGACGAGGAAGAGACAGAGGGCGACGGCGATGGTGACGGTGAGGGCGATGACTACGAGAGTTGGGAGATCGACGCTCTGAAGAAGGAGTGGGAGGATCGCAACCTCGGTGACATGCCCCGCATGCGCGGCAGCGGTGCTGCTGAGCGTCTCAAGAACACGATCATCGAGGCGCTGCGCGAAGACGACGAAGCCAACCCGTTCGACTGACCATGGGCGTAGCAGGAGGAGCATTCGGTACTGACGATCTCGCACTCGCGACCACGCTAGTCTGCTCTGGTTTCGAGTACGAGCTCAAGAGGCTGAACAGCACCAAGGTGATGTGGCTGTTTGATCCACCCGCGAGTAGGGAGGATGAGTTCTTTGACATGTTGACCCGCTACGAGAGCCGTACATGCACGGTCGAGCCGTGGTCATACACCATCGAACTCAGTCGCATGAAGTCAAAGCTGTTCTCTTTCTTGGGCAGGACCGGTGCTTCTCCTGCAGCGGCCTCTGCTCCTGATGGCTAAGGTAACGCAAAAACAGATCCGAGACCTTCAACCGTACCTGGAGGGAGAGACCCCGACTCATCGGAACGCTGATGGTACACGCGAATGGAACATGCACTGTCCTTTCCACGGCGACGAGCGGCGCTCGGCAAGCCTCAACGTGGACAAAGGACTCTACTACTGCTTCATCTGTGGCGGCATGCCGGTGACTGCCCTCATCCGCCGCAGGGCTGAGTGGGGCGACCCACGTCACGCGAACAACGGTAACGTGAACCTCAACGGTCAGCCTACTGACAAGAAGATTCGCGTCATCAGCCAGGCCATGGTGGACGGGTGGCATTCAGCATTGATGAGCAATCGCGGCGCTCTTCAGTGGCTACACGAACGCCGTGGCCTGACTGATGACACGATCAACAAGTTCCAGATCGGCTACCAGGATGGCCGTAACTACACGATCCCGGTGTACGATAGCGATGGCGAGCTAGCGAACATCCGTTACTACAATCCGAACCCTGCTGAGGGACGCCGCAAGATCTGGGGCGAGACCGGCTACAACAAGCCGCCACGCCTGTACCCGCTCAGCAGCCTGGAAGCTAACCCATATGAGATTCTGATCGTCGCGGGAGAATGGGACGCCATGCTCGCCATACAGTACGGCTTCAACGCGATCACGCGCACGGCTGGCGAGA